GATTTTAAAGATTACGCTCCTATTTATGCAGCATTTAGGGCTGGCAAAGGCAGAAGCACAAACCCAGACCTTCAATTTACAGGCCAGATGTTAAGCTCCATGACATCTAAAGCAAGTAGTACTCGGGCAGAAATATTCTTTTCCCGAGCGGCTGAATCAAAGAAGGCCGCAATGAACAATAAAACTAGACCCTTTTTTGGGTTTAATAGGATAGAAGAAAAGGAACTAGCAAAAGTATTCTCTAGGAACCTGAAATGAGCGCCAGAGAAAGCATTGCAACCAATTTGGTGTCTACACTAAACGCGGTAACGTCCCCGGTTGATATTAAGTATGTGACAAGGGAGCCGTTTGATTTCACGAAGTTATCAAGCGCACAGTTTCCTGCCATTCTTGTAAGGAGCGCAGACGAGGAAAGAGAAGATAGCAGCATTGGTGGCTCAATTACCCAGCGCATGGGAAATATTAACTATGAGCTTGTTTGTTATGTTAAAGGTGCCGTTATTGATTCGGCCAGAAATAACATTATTGAAGCAATAGAAGAAGGTCTTGATGTTGATCGCTTGCGCGGGGGCAATGCTCTTGATACGCAAATCACAAGAGTCGAGATAGACGAAGGTTCCATTGATCCCGTTGGTGGGGTTATTATTACAGTCCGGGTTTTGTATCAATACACTCGCGGCACAACTTAAACTTTAATTAGAGGTATTTATCATGGCGACCAAAACAGGCGCATCTGGAGTAGTAAAAATAGCAGTATCTGGCGGCACTGAAGCCGTGGTTGGAGAGGTAAGGTCTTTCACTTTTGACGGTTCAGCAGATACCATTGAGGACTCAGCAATGGGCGATACAGCCCGAACCTATAAAGAAGGCTTGAAAACTAACACCGTTAGCATCGAGTGCTATTGGGATGAGGCTGATGCACAGCAACTGGTCTTAGATGAACGTGCTGCAATAGATTTTGAAGTTTACCCAACGGGAACCGGGTCGGGCGAAACTTATTTCTCAGGCGCTGGCATAGTTACTTCTCGCTCAATCACTGGTTCTTTTGATGGCATGGTAGAGGCAAGCTTTTCTATTCAATGCAGCGGAGCAGTTGTAGAAGCAACCGTTTAATTTAACAAACAGGAGAAAGTTATGGGATTAGCCAAAGAGTTACGCAACAGGAGGGAGGTAAAAGCTCGGGAGGTTGCAGTGCCTGAGTGGGGTGATGATGCTGGAGTTTTTAAAATATATTGCAGAGCAATTACCTGCTATGACCTCGACCAGCTTCAGAAGAAGCACCCTAACTTTCTGCAAAACACCACTATTGGCGCAATGGTAGACCTGATTTGCATGAAGGCGGAGGATGAAGGCGGAACCAAGCTATTCACTTCTGCCGAGGATCGCATGGATTTGATGGGTGAGGAAACTAATGTTATTAGTAATATCGCAAATCAGATGTTTGCAGAGATTGAGTCTGTTGAGGATTTAGAGGGAAACTAAAAGGCGATCTGTCAAGGATGAATCTGCTTTCCTTGGCCGACCGCCTAAACCTTACCATTGCAGAAGCAGAACAAATGCCCGTCAATCACTTAAACGAGTGGCTGGCTTATTTTAACATAATGAGCGAAAGCAATGGCTGAAAACGTCCAGATTACAATAAGCGCGCTTGACAAGACAAAGCAAGCGTTTGGCGGGTTACAGGCCACACTGAACAAGGTCGGAGGATCTCTCGCAAGCCTTTCCAAAAAGGCCGCGCTTATGGGGGTAGCAGTCACTGCCGCCTTTACCGCAATTACAGTTTCTTCACTTAGGTCTACCGACTCCTTATCTAAAACCGCAGCAAAAATCGGCACAACTACCGAGGCTTTGGGCGCGTTAAGGTATGCCGCAGACCTAACTGGCGTTTCTACCACCACGATGGATATGGCCCTGCAAAGGTTCACCCGTAGAACTGCGGAAGCCGCGCAAGGAATGGGCGAGGCAAAAGGCGCAATTCAAGAGCTTGGAATTAATGCCCAAGAACTAAACAAGATGCCACTCGACGAGAGGATGATTGTTCTTGCTGATGCTTTTTCAAATGTAGAAAGCGAATCGGATCGATTGCGTTTAGCGTTTAAGCTGTTTGACTCGGAAGGTGCGGCGTTAGTCAATACCTTGTCACAAGGATCGGAAGGATTAAAAGGCATGCTAGGCGAGGCTAGGTCTTTAGGTCTTGCAATGTCTACCGGTGCGGCTCAAGGTGTAGAAGATACGGTCGATTCTCTGACCAAATTACAAAGTTTGTTCAAAGGTATTACAAACCAAACTGTAGCGGCATTTGCCCCTGCTATAGAAATGATTGTCGAAAGATTTACCGGCTTTTTGCAGCGATCTATTGAAGCAAAAGGAGGAATTGAGGCATTTGCTAGGACATTAGCTGTTGACCTTTTGGGCGGTGTTAAGATTGCATTGCAAGGGTTTGAGGATTTAGCCAACGGCTTTATAAAAGTTTATAACACAGCCCTAACAATGAAGGACGGGCTGACTAACGCTTTTACTTCTGACAATGAGAAAAACGCTCGCCAGCTTAGAGTTGAGGTAGAAAAGCTCGAAGAAGAGATGGCTCGTAGAGCGCAAAGAATGTCAGGCTATAGTGATGCAGCTAAGGCGCGTCTTGCGATTACCCAAGCATCAGACCAAAAGAGACTAGAAACTTTACGGGCATTAATGGCCCAAGCAGAAGAAACAGGCGACGCGCTAAACCTTATGGATGAGGTGAGCTTTGCGGGTGGCTTAAATTCCCAAATACAAACGGTCATCGATAGTCTTGGCAAAATCCCCAGCGGCATCACTGAGGCCGTTGTTCCGGCGCTTGAAAAAATAAGTGATTTGGAGGTGGGATTTAACTCATGGAGCCAACTCATCCCTGACCTTAATATTCAAATTCAAGACCTAACAAAGCAAGGGCTGGATGGCATGACTAACGCCCTGACTGCCGGAATCACTGGCGCGGCTAGTTTTGCTGATGCCATGAGATCCATGTCTAAAAGCGTAGTAGATAGCCTAATAAAAATGCTAGTTCAGAAATACATTGTGGACGCGGCATTTGGCTTGATCACTGGAGCCAGCGGCGGCGGCAACAACACTGGATCGACCGGACTTGTCGGTGGCGGTGTGTCTGGAAATTCATCATTTAATGCTAGGGGGTATGCCGCAATTGGTGGCCCGGTAGAAGCTGGCTCACCTTACGTTGTTGGTGAACGCGGCCCCGAAATGTTTGTCCCTAATCAAAAGGGCGCAATCATACCAAACAACAAGATGGGCGGAGGCGGCGGTGTAGTAGTAAATCAAACTATCAATGTTAGCACCGGAGTGCAGCAGACAGTAAGGGCAGAAATTGCTACACTTATGCCTCAGATTGCCAACGCCGCAAAAGGTGCAGTTGTAGACGCAAGAATGCGCGGTGGTGGTTATTCCAAAGCCTTAGTAGGAGCATAAAATGCCGTTAGCATTTCCATCTGTAGGAATACAGCATATCAACATGCGACTGCGACGGACTGTAGCTGTATCTGAATCGCCATTCACATATACCCAACAAGTGTACGAACATCAAGGGGCTAGATGGGAAGCAGAGATCACTCTTCCGGCTTTAAACTATGCAGAGGCCAGATCGGTCGAGGCGTTTATTGTCGGCTTAAAGGGGCGCTCTGGGACGTTTACATTCGGCCACCCGCTGCACACAAGCACAGCGACAACTACCACCTCCGGCACAACCTCAACTAGAGCGGAAGAGTTAACCACAGACTCCGGGTCTAGTGCGGTTACGGCAGGAACCTATTTCCAGTTGGGCGATTATCTTTACATGGCAACGGAAGATAAAGCATCCGGGGCGGGAACTTTAAAGTTTCAACCGCCATTGAGAGGAGATATTGCATCAGGCACAGCTTTAGATTTCACTTTACCGAAAAGCTTATGGCGTATGGCATCCAACGATATTGGGTGGTCAACTGATACCGCGTCGATTTACGGTTTTACTATGGCTTGCGTTGAGGCCATATAATGAGCCGAACCCTATCTACTGAAATGCAAGCGGTTGCAACCGCAGAACTTGTTCGGCCG